ACAGCAAACAATACTTATTTCCAAGCAGTAACAGCTGGATATGACTTATACAAATCAGCAGAAGACGTTGATGTAAGTCTAATCTTACAAGGAAAAGCGTGTGGTGATGGTGCAGTCGGAAGTGGACTAGCAAAATACATCACTAACAATATTGTAGAAGACAGAAAAGACTGTGTATTATTTGCATCACCAGCTTATGACGACGTAGTAAATAACGTAGGCGGAGAGATGGATGCTGTAGTAGCATTTAGAAACGCTTTAGTTAATTCATCATACGTTATGTTAGATAGCGGATACAAATATCAATACGACAAATACAGCGACGTATACAGATATGTTCCATTAAATGGAGACATTGCAGGTCTTGCAGTTAGATCAGATCAATTGAGAGACGCATGGTTCTCACCAGCAGGATACAATAGAGGTGCAATTAAGAACTTAGTTAAACTTCCATTCAATCCTAAGAAAGCTGAGAGAGACATCTTATATCAAGCTGATGTTAACCCAGTAGTAACATTCCCAGGCCAAGGTACAATCTTGTTTGGTGATAAGACATTACTAGGTAAACCATCTGCATTTGATAGATTAAATGTTAGAAGATTGTTCATTGTCTTAGAGAAGGCAATATCAACTGCAGCTAAATTCACATTGTTTGAGTTTAACGATAGCTTCACTAGATCACAATTTAAGAACTTGGTCGAACCATTCTTAAGAGATGTTCAAGGAAGAAGAGGTATTCAAGACTTCAGAGTAGTTTGTGACGAAACAAACAACACAGGCGAAGTTATTGACAGAAACGAATTTGTAGGAGATATCTACATTAAACCATCGAAGAGCATAAACTTCATTCAATTGAACTTTGTTGCTGTAAGAAGTGGTGTAGAATTCTCAGAGATTACTGGACAGTTTTAATAAATAGGAATAGGAGAACAAAATGGCTTTTAACATAAACGAAATTAGGTCACAGTTAGCCCTAGGTGGTGCTAGACCTACCCTGTTCCAAGTAAATATTACTAACCCAGCTAATGCAGCAGGTGACTTAAAGACTCCGTTTTTAATCAGAGCTTCACAGGTTCCTGCATCAACATTAGGTTTCATTGAAGTACCTTACTTCGGAAGAAAGGTTAAGATAGCAGGTGATAGAACATTTGCAGAGTGGAACGTAACAGTAATGAATGATGAAGACTTCTTAATTAGAAACGCAATGGAAGAGTGGATGAATACAATCAACTCTCATCTAGGAAACGTAAGAGGTTTTGGATCAGCAGCTGATTTAGCTTACAAGCAAACAGCTCAGGTAACACAGTTTAGTAAAACTGGTGTACCAATCAGAGAGTATACTTTCAACGGAATCTTCCCAGTTAATATAACTGAGATGGAAGTTGACTGGAACGCTACGGACATCATTCAAGAATTCCAGGTCACTTTCCAATACGACTGGTGGGAAGTTACTGGTGGTTCTACAGGAAACGCAGGCGGAAACTAAGGATAAAGGCAACTTAACTGTTGCCTTTATATCTTTATGCGGGTATACTATTGCCCGTATAAATATATTATGAGGTAAACATGGAACTCTTCGGATTCGAAATAAACAGGAAAAAAACAGACGTTGATCTGGGATCCTTTGTACCTAAATCAGAAGATGATGGTGCAGTCGTTGTCGCCGAAGGCGGAGTCTACGGACAATACGTTGATCTAGAACACACATCCAAAACAGAGGGCGAACTTGTAACTAGGTATCGAAAGATGTCTATGCAACCCGAGTGTGAGAATGCTATCGACGACGTAGTAAACGAATCCATTGTTTACGACCCTGAATCACATACAGTCGAATTAGACTTAGATCAAGTAAATGTAACAGACTCAGTTAAGAAAAGTATACAAGAAGAATTTCATAACGTAAAAGATTTACTTGATTTCGAAAGACAATCATACGAAATATTCAGACATTGGTATATTGATGGTAGATTATATTACCATGTAATCATAGACGAAAAGAACCCACAATTAGGTATTCAAGAACTTAGGTACATAGATCCAAGAAGAATCAGGAAAGTTAGACAAGTACAGAAAAAGAAATCTGGTACTGGTCCTAACACTGTTCAGTTAGCACAGACAAAACAAGAATACTATTTGTATAATGAAAAAGGATTTAAAGGTGGTCCAGGCATGGTCAATCCCGCTCAAGGTACTACCCAAGGTTTAAAAATAGCGAAGGATAGTATCCTACATTGCACATCTGGTTTAATGAGTGAAGATAATAAAATGGTATTGTCTCACTTACACAAAGCAATCAAACCTTTGAACCAACTTAGGGTTCTAGAAGATGCAACAGTCATATACAGAATTTCAAGAGCACCAGAGAGAAGAATATTCTATATCGACGTTGGTAATTTACCAAAAGTGAAAGCCGAACAATATCTTAGAGATATGATGGCTAAACATAAAAACAGACTGGTCTACGATGCAACAACTGGTGAACTTAGAGATGATAGAAAGTTCATGACAATGCTCGAAGACTATTGGCTACCAAGAAGGGAAGGTGGTAAAGGAACAGAGATTACCACCTTACCAGCTGGTCAGAACTTAGGAGAGATGGACGACGTTCTATATTTCCAAAAGAAATTATACAGAGCATTAAATGTTCCTGTATCAAGACTAGAACCTGAAACAGGTTTTGCAATTGGTAGAGCATCTGAAATTAGTAGAGATGAAATAAAATTCCAAAAATTTATTGCAAGAATTAGACTTAAGTTCTCAAGAATATTTGAACATGCATTAGAGAAACAATTAATTCTTAAAGGTGTTATTGTTCCTGATGACTGGCCTACTCTAAGAAGAGAGATGAGATTTGATTACGTAACAGATAGTCACTTCTCAGAACTAAAAGAGATAGAAATATTCAGAGAAAAGATTAGTGCAGTGAATGACGTTGATCCATACTTAGGTAAGTACTTCAGTGTACATTGGGTCAAGAAAAACATACTTAAACAAACAGAAGACGAGATTGAAGAAATGCATGCTGAGATGGAAAGTGATGCGGAAGCAGAACAGGAAGTTCAAGATATGATGCCTGATCAAGAACCAGAACAGGGCGAACAACCGCCAGAATCTGGAAACAACTTCCCAGAAGCACCGCCTGAGCAAGCGTAATATATATAAATATAATAGGAGATTATTATGACAGACAATGCAACAGCAAGAACAGTAGTTGATTTAGCTCTGGATGATAAACCCAACAAAGCTGGTGATGCCATGAATGACATTTTGCTAAATAAGATAAGCGATAAAGTTCAAGGTATGAAAGATTCTATTGCAAATGAGTTAATGGGATCTGAACTACCTCAAGATGCTGAGCCGGTTGAAGTTCAACCTGAACTAGATTTAGAACCAGTTGAGGATGACGTTGAGGTGGAAGACGAAGTTGAACAAGAAGTTGCTGATGATGGCGAGAGTGAAGAAGTAGAACAAGAGCCTGAAGAAGTCGAAGACGAAGAGGCTTAAGAGAAAAGGAAAAAGAGATGAAATCATTAAGACAAATAGTCGAACTAAAAAAGATTGATTTAGTACCTGATCCAGAAGAACAATCTGGTGCAGTCTCCAATTATGCTAATCCTAAATCTGAAGCTGAAAGACGTTTCGTAGAGAAGCATGTAGACTCTATTCAAAAAACACTTCACCCAGCATATAAAGACGAAGCAGAACAAGACAAAGTTTTTAAAGGTGATGTAGTACAGAAAGATCAAACTCATCACAACGCAGGCGCAGGTCACTATAAAGAAGGTGAAGACGCTGAAGTATACGAACAAGTACAACAAGCAGAGAATGCTGTTGACTTTGTAAGGGAAAACCTAACAGCTGATAACTTAACTAAGTTTGATCAGCTATTAGACGAAGAGCCAGAAGTTGCAGTAGACTTTGCTCTTCAAACTATTGCAGAGATAGAGGGAGAACAAGATGCCTAAAATTCTAAAACTTAAAGGTTCAGAATTTACAGCACCAACATCATTAGGTGCTGCTAACACAGCATTAGATTCTCATTTAGTAAAACACTATCACACAGCTGCTGCAACAATATCAATTGTTGACTCAGCTAATACTGTAATCGGAAACACAACGGTTGAAGCTGGAACATCATTTTTCCAGAAAGCAGCCTCAGATAAGATTTACGCAAGCGCAGGAAAGTTTACTCCTGTAGCATTTACTGATTAGGAGAGACGATGAAGCTGATAGCAGAAACAACTTTTGATAATGTGAGCCCAGTTATTACTGAAGCTAAAGATGGAAGTGGTAAGAAGGAACATTTCATTGAAGGTATTTTCATGCAGGGCGGAATCAAAAATAGGAACGGAAGAATGTATCCTATGGAAACTCTCGACAAAGAAGTACAAAGATATAACGATACTTTTGTTAAGCAAAACAGAGCATATGGTGAGCTAGGACATCCAGATGGACCTACAATTAACTTAGAAAGAGTTTCACATATGATCAAAGACTTAAGAAGAGAAGGTAATGATTATATCGGTAAAGCAAAAATCATGGATACTCCATACGGAAAGATTGTAAAATCATTAATCGACGAAGGTGCATCATTGGGTGTATCATCTAGAGGTATGGGGAGTCTACGACTAAATGGTGATGGTATCAACGAAGTGCAAGGTGATTTTCAACTTGCTACAGCTGGAGATATTGTTGCCGATCCTTCAGCACCAAATGCATTTGTAAATGGTGTTATGGAAGGAGTTGAGTGGGTTTATGACGCCGCTAGTAACTCATGGCAGAGCCAAGCAGTTATAGAGGAAATAGTACGAACTGGTAACAATTCAGCGAAGAAATTGAATGAAAATTCAATATCTCTGTTTGAAAAGTTCCTAAATACCCTGTAAACCTATAATTTATAAATAAACATAATAGAATATACTCAAAATTTACGAGGAGAAAGAAATGGCTAATGAACTAGAGAAGTTCGACAACGAAGGAATCGAAGCTGTGGCCGAAGAGCAAGTAGAACTTGACGAGTTTAAGGCCAGCGGTGAGAACTCTGCTGTTGCTGATCCAATAGTTAAAGGTAACAATAAAAGACCTGCTGATAAGTCAGCATCTTTTACTGCGCCTAACCCTGGTGGATCATCAGAAAAGTCTGGCTCCGAGTCCAAAGGTGAAGATTTAATATCTTCTAAGTCAGGTAAAAAAGCACCTGCGCGTAAAGCTGATAAAGCTGCAGGCGAAGGTATGGTAGGCGGACCATCAGGTTCTGGTGAATCTGTCACGCCTGGTCAAGGAAGTAAAGAAATGGCACCTGGACACAAAGGTGGAGTCAAAGAAGACATCGATGCTATATTCGGCGAAGAGTTAGATGAAGAGCTTAGAGAAAAAGCAGAAACAGTATTTGAAGCTGCTGTTAATGCAAGAGTATCTGAGATGAATGAATCTTACTCACAAGCATTTGATACACAACTCTCAGAAGCAAAAGAGCAAATTGCAGAAGACATGACTGCTAAAGTAGATGAATATATCAACTACTTATCAGAGCAGTGGATGGAAGAAAACCAAGTTGCTATTGAGTCTTCATTAAAAGTAGAAGTTGCTGAATCATTCATGTCAGGACTTAGAGGTCTAATGGAAGCACACAATGTAGTAATTCCAGAGGAAGCAGACTCAGACATTCTTACTGATCTTCAGAACAGAATCGAAGAATTAGAAGGAAAGCTAGAAGAGGAAACATCTAGCAAAATCGCATTGGGCAACGATTTAATCGAAGCTCAGGTACAGAACATTTTTGCTGAAGCTACAGAAGGTTTAGCAGAAACACAGATTGAAAAACTCCGTGCTCTATCGGAAGGTTTAGATTATGATAACGTCGAAGATTTTTCTAACAAGGTTAACACTTTGAAAGAATCATACTTCGGAAACAAAAACGCAAAGGTCTCTGCAGACGTAGAAGACCAAGATCCAGTTGACTTAAATGAAGAAACTTCACCTAAGTTACCTGAATCAATTGCAAATTACAGTGCTGCAATTAGCAGAACTGTTCGTAAATAAATAGGAGCAATCATGCAATCAAATTACGACACATTAAATGAAAAATGGAGTCCTATTATCGAGCATGCTGACCTTCCAGAAATCGGAGACAGTCACAAGAAAGCAGTTACCGCAGTTTGTTTAGAGAACACAGAAAAAGCACTAAAAGAAGAGCAAGGTTTTGGCCCAGCTTCTCTTTTAGAGGCAGCTCCAACAAACGCTACTGGTAGCTCAGTCGATAATTATGACCCTGTTTTAATTAGTCTCGTTCGTAGAGCAATGCCTAATCTTGTTGCTTATGATCTAGTAGGTGTTCAGCCTATGACTGGTCCAACAGGATTAATCTTTGCAATGAGAAGTAGATATACCTCTCAGAGTGGAGACGAAGCATTCTACAATGAAGCAAATACAGGCTTCTCAACACAAGTTGACGACATCGCTAATACAACTATTGGTGGTGCGGAAGCTGGTAACGTAGGTACACAGCCAGACGGAGATGCAGATAACTACAACTTCGCAGGTGGTATGACAACAGCTAAAGCTGAAGCTTTAGGTGATAGCGGTTCAAACGCTTTCGCTGAAATGGCTTTCTCAATTGAGAAGATCAGTGTTACAGCTAAGTCAAGAGCACTAAAAGCTGAGTACTCAATGGAACTAGCACAAGACCTTAAAGCAATTCATGGTCTTGATGCTGAGACAGAACTTGCTAACATTCTTTCAACAGAGATCCTAGCGGAGATCAACAGAGAGATCGTTAGAACAGTTAACATCGTTGCTATTAACGGTGCACAACAAAATACATCTACAGCAGGTACTTTTGACCTAGACGTTGATTCAAACGGTAGATGGATGGTTGAAAAGTTCAAAGGTCTTATGTTCCAAATCGAAAGAGAAGCAAATGAGATCGCAAGAGGAACAAGAAGAGGTAAAGGTAACATCATGTTATGTTCATCTGATGTCGCTTCTGCTCTTCAAATGGCAGGCGTGTTAGATTACACACCAGGTTTGAATTCTAATAACCTACAAGTTGATGACACAGGTAATACTTTTGCTGGTGTACTTAACGGTAGAATTAGAGTATTCATCGATCCATATTTTGCACCATCTTCAGGTATTCACTACATGAACGTTGGCTACAAAGGTTCTTCAGCATTTGACGCAGGTTTATTCTATTGCCCATACGTTCCACTACAAATGGTGAGAGCGGTTGGTGAGGACACATTCCAACCAAAAATCGGATTCAAAACAAGGTACGGCGTTGTTGAGAACCCATTTGCGAGAGGAACATCAGCCTTAGCAGCTAATGGTGCATTAGGAGAAAATGCAAACAAATACTACAGAAGAGTACTTGTTAAAAACATTATGTAATCGATAAGACTTACAGTTTAAAAGGAGGCTTCGGCCTCCTTTTTTTTTGTCTTTGCCTGTTGACTTCAAATCATATAATTAGTATAATAGTTGTATAAGTAAGGAGAAGTAAATGAGTAATTTTATAAACGACGGAATCAAAGAGGAGATCATGGAAGAGATCCTTGAGATGGCTGAGAAAGATATCTGGAATGTTATCTTTGCAATTGGTAATGAGTTTGGTATTGATAAACTACCTGATCCAGCACTTGGTAATGATGGTATGATCGACAGACTTTTTGAACTTAGATTTGAAGAGAGGTTAGTATAATGAGACCTATTCAGTATGTAGAGAAGTTTAACGATTGGAGTGTACGTGAGTTTGATGGAGCTGAATTCAAACTAGAAGGTAAAAGATATCACGGAATGATAACTAAGTTATCTGAAGAAGGTATTATGTTTAGACCTTTTACAATTAATGAAGAAAGAGCTCACGGTGGAGATTGGGCTAAACAATATCCAGTAATGTTTGTAAGACTAACTGACTTTGATAATGTTGAGTTAGAGATATGGGATGAGCATAGAGGATGTGATGACTCAGCTATAGGTCTTTCTGGTAACTTTGTTCCTTGGAGAAATGTATGGCCAGAAGAGAACATTCCTGTTAAGGAAATGACTTATGAATATATCAAGTCATTAGAACCTAAACAAATGGAAATTAATTTTGGATAAACTGTTGACTTCAAATCAAGAATTTAGGATAATAGTTGTATGTTAAGTAAGGAGAAAAGCATGGAAAATTTTGAAATCGTAAGAGACTTTTATAACTGGGATACTAATGGTAAGCCTAGACACGAAGGTACTTTAACTGGTGTATCATCTGATGACCAATATATGTTAGCTGGTAGAAGCTACAGATGTCTTGGTACTGGTAGAGAAGTTGGTTTATTTACTAACTCTAATGCAACTGAAGCTGATAGGCTTGCAATGAAGTTTCCTTCATACGAAGGTGACTCAGTAGAAGGAAAAGCTAAGCAGGCTTTCTTTGATGGCGACATCGTAAGATGGAAGTCTAATGGTGCGATACCTTTTGGTGATATGTTGCTTGACTTCTATCACTTAGGATATATAACTAAGGATCAAATGATTAAGTCAGCTGTCTTACATGAGAAAGGTAATGATGAGTTTTGGTCAAATGTTACACCTAAAAGATTCAAGTGTGAAGACACTGGCGAATGGATGATAAGACTTGTACCAAGTAAAGAT